TCTTCTGAATTGGTGGCATCTGAGCCTGTAACAGCAAACCACAATGTATCTTCATGTGCATATAACGTAACCTTAGATCCATAGGGAGCCTCTGCTACATAAGGGGCCTTAACCCTCTTCTTACCTACTTCAGTTACAAAGGTAACTTCACCTGTAGCAATAATCCATAATCTAGGCTTATTCCAGAGTTTACTAACAATAGCTGTACCTTTTGGTATGAGAAGAGAACGAGTGTAGGCTCCTCCGATAAAGTATTCATCAAGGCCATTCTCATTTAACTCTTTCATATCTCCTGTTCCACTTCCCATAGCTTTCTGGAAAGATACTTCAAAGTTCTCAATCTTAGCTCTAGTAGCTAATCTACCTTCTTTGTCACTAAGAGCTACCTCATTAAGGGTGTGGGTATTGCTTTCATAATCAACTATTGCTAGGTTTGTCATATTCTTACCTAAAGAAGCCTACTACATTATAAACAGTCAAGGCAGTAGCGTTTGATGTGTGAAGAAGAACAGTAAATTTTGCCCATGTTCCTTGGGTATCTGAAACGGATATAGTTCCTTCTGGTGTAGTTGTCCACAATACCCTTGACCCACCTGAATTAGTCCCTTCAGTGCCTACTCCTGTTTGCGTAGCTGTATCTATCCTCATGTGAGAAGTGGCTCCCACACTATTTATAGCATATTCACTGGTATATTCAAATACCGTAGCTCCTGAAGGGACATACATATAGATAGTCTCTACAGCAGTCCAAGAAGAAGAGGATGCGTTTCCTGTGTCTGTTATAAAGTTCTGAGATACGCCATGAAAACTAGACCAAGTGATATCCGTTTCAACTACAGCCTCTAGTTTAGTACCTAGTTGAGTTTGTATAGCAGAAGTAACACCGTCTGTATAGTTAAGTTCCGTTACTGTTGCTGTAATCCCATCTAGGGTATTAAGTTCAGCAGTAGTAGAAGTTACCCCATCTAGTATATTCAATTCAGCAGTGGTAGAGGTAACTCCATCAAGGATATTCAATTCTGCTGTAGTTACTGTAGCTTCATCAAGAATCTGTAATTCTGCTAAAGTTACTGCACTGTCCTCTAAGTCTCCTGTGCTTGATAACTTAGGTATATTACCTACAGTACCTGGTATAACCTTATTAGTTTTAGTAGTAGAAGCAGCTCCTACTAGGTCTAATTCAGCATCTATTTCAGAACCTTTAATAACCTTATTAGGGTCTCCGGGACTAAGGGCATCCTTAGCTGTTAGGTCAATACTTCTAGCATAGTTACTCATTATTCAATCCTTCCTGTCTTCAATTTCATATCAATACGTTGTATGGACACAGCAGCACCTACTACATCAATACTAAACCCTAATTTAAATACTTGACCTGTTCCGGATGTACTAGCTTTAATCTTATTAAAGACTACACCCCCTGACCACTCGCCTACGCCCCACTCAGCAACTCCCCACTCCGAAGCAGACGTACTAGAGATAGTGACAAGATAAGTATGGAATGTGTCTTCATAATCAAAAGCCCACTTAACAGTAGCGGTTTGTCCATTACCCCCTAACAAGGTATAGCGGAGACTCTTAGGTATCTTCAAGAGACTAGATGCCTCCTGTCCTGCATCATTCCAAGCTCCCTCATAGTTCATATTGTATCCAGTACCGCCAGTACCATCAGAGAGGACAGCATCAAGATACCCTGTATACTTAGAGATAAACCCTAATGTATGGGACATATACAGAATACCCTCAACAGTAGACATAAGAGCTGTAGGGGCCATATTCCACTCAGTTGTACGAGCACTTCCATCTTCTAGCTTCTGTCTAAAGTCAAAATAGAAGCTCTTACCTATTGTTGGAAGGGATAGGAGATAGAAGTTACCACATCTGCAATGGATACTTTTAATATCAGCAGCAGTCTCTCTCCGTACATATTCACCAATATAGTCTTTGTTATTCTTAGAAATATCCCCTAGAGGCATAGACTTCTCTTGGATAACACGACTAAGTGTTCTTACTCCGTTAGAGGACAGGAAGATAATATCATCTCCTGTATTCTGTACTGAGTCTCTAGCGATACACCCCACTTCACTAATGTTCTCTACAATTGCCATAGAGGAAGAGGGGTCATCAGGATTACTATATATGATGATATTACGTTCACCAAATACAACTAGGAAGCCATTGAAGTCTGCAATAGCTACAGCCTTGTCCATACCCCCTTTCCAGTAGTTAGCTAAATCAAATGAACCACTAGAACCGCCAGCATAGGAGTTAATTAGGAGGTCAGAGTAGTAAAGAGTATTCTCAAATACAGTCCACAAACGACCATATGCAGCCAGTACATCATCCCCAGCATGCTGAGTCCCTCCTCCATCTACAAATGTGCCCCCTATTGTGGTAAGTGTGATGGGGGTGTGTCCTATCTGATAACCTACACAAGCTCCATTAAAGTTCTGGAACTTCCAATTATCATCTGTAGGAGTTGTGATTGACCCTGTAATAGCTGTAGTTGTAGACCCCACTAACTTGTATACTTTATTATCAGCAGCTCCTATTAGAAGGAGGTTGCCGTCAGCATCAATATACTCATGGATAACCTTGAAATCAGCCCCTAGGACGTTACTATGCTGGTGCTGGTAGCCATGTCGTGCTGAGAGCCTCCCCTTATCATCATAGATGATGTTCTCGGCTTCAGTAGCCCACCCGGGAGGGAGGATACCACCACTAACTTGCTTATTAAGACCAAAGCCTCCGGGAGCAGTAATACCAAAGGAAAGGAGAGGCTTAGGCATTAAACAGTCTCCCAGATAGTCTCATAAGGAAGTCTTGAGGCATCAATAGCAATAGCATCTGATAAGGCTTTTTGGTAGTTGCTCTCGGCTTCTGCAAACATGAGTCCACCATCTTCACCACGTTCAGCAGCAGCCTTAGCGTATGCTCCGAGGATTACAGGATATTCAGGTACAGTTAAAATATCAGCATCATCGGACAAGTCCTCTTGCGGAACAATCATATCAAAGTTAAGATACTCTACTGAGTTAGGTTGGGGCCATACATCTACGTTAGGATCGCCATCTGTACTACCATTGAAATCAAACTTATTAGGGGAGCCAGCTATTAGGGTTCCACCTGTGTAGTTTTGAGTCATCTCCTTTGAAGGTATCTGAAACATCTCTGTATCAGCAGTGTCATTGAATACATGAAGGAGTTTAAAACGATTTCCCGCCCCTGTAAGGGTATAGCGGATTGTTCCTGCTACAGTGGGTACTTGGATAGTAGAACGGAGTAGTACCCAACTCCAAGCATCTTCTACTTCACGTTTAGTTTGGTTCAGGAGCTCTCCGATAAGTTTACTATAACTACTTTGGCTTACGCTTGACACTTCTGACTCTCTGAGCCTTACTAATACTTTATTTACTATTTGTAGATATGTCACTCTTAATTATCCTCTAAATATTTGTAAGCATTAGCCAGAGCTTCAAAAGAATCCCCTAATAACCCAATACCTGTATTACATTTATTACAAAGCAACCCTCTCACCTTGCCTGTTACATGGTCGTGGTCGACACACAAATAACCCCTATCTGCTTGGTCTTCATGTACTCCACAAATAGCACAACAATAATTATGCTCTGTTAGGAGGGTATCATATTCTTTCAGAGAGATACCGTATTTACTCTTTAAATAACGTGCTCTACTTTTCTTAGCAACTTTCTCTTTATTCTTATTACGCCATTCGGTATGTCTTTGTAAAGAACACTTTTTACACTGGGAATGTCTCCCATATAGCCCCTCTTTTGATTTCCAGAAATCACTTAGAGGTTTTACTTCCCCGCACTTTCGACACTCTTTTCTTTCTGGGAGGTCTTCGTTTAGGTACGTCAATTTTCTCTTCCTCTGCTTTAGTATCTATTTCAGGCTCTTGATACTGAATCCAAAGCCCATCTGTTCTTGCAATGACTCGCATTGCCTGTTGATTGTTTAAGGTATCAACCTCACCTGTTTCTGTATTTATAATCTTCATAATTAGTTATAGAGTCAAGGGGCCGAAGCCCCCATCATCAATTACCTACCTGCTATGCAGGAACCGCAAATGCCACACCGGCAGCATCACGCAACTCAGCTACACCATAGATGCAGTCAGAGGTGAGGAGGTTGCCCAAGTACTCTTGCTTGTACTGGGTTTGCGAACGAACACCAAGCTGTTCCGCAAGGACAAGTGCATCCTTATGGAAGATAGCACCGATACGGTGAGCTGTAACAGCACCAGCGCCGATAGCAGCAGCATTACCAAGACGGTCAGTTGCAGTAGTAGAAGGAGCTACAGAACCACCAAAGCCAGTGTACATATCAGCAGCAGAAGCGTAACCTGCATTGTCGATAGATACCCAAGGACAGTTAGTAGATACGAACACTTCCATACCATAGATGTCACCAATCTTACCATTACGAATGGTATTACCAGCACCAACTTCACCAGTGTATGCTTGCTCAGTAAAGCGTGCAAGACCCATTAGGGTATTACGCATAACAGGTGGGATAACCATAACACGACCGTCCATAGGTACGTCTTCATCATCAAGAGTCTGCATCATCTTACGGATACCAGCATCAGTGATAGCACTAGAACCAGTATAAGCAGTATCAGAGAAGAGGGTAGTACCATCTCCACCTTCTACAGCACTATCCCAAACGGTGTTAGCAGTAGCGTCACCAGATTGGAAACCAGACCACAGCAGAGAGATGTCTTGGTCAGTCTGCTTACCTAGAGCATAACCAGCATCATCAGTAGTGAAACGGCGTAGGCTGTTAAGAGCCTGAGTAGCAATGATGTCCTCGATAACAACCGAGTATTCAAAGTGCTTATTGATAGTAACAACTACTTCATCAGAGTTATTCTCATTGAGAGTAACCTGTGAGCCAACTACCTTAGCGTTAGCAGAACCACGAGAAGGCTTAGGGATGTGAATAGTATCACCCTTCTTTCCTTTGTGGTTGATTTTAGAAATGAGGTTAGCCAGTACGAGGTTGCTCTTGTAAGCAGCAATAACGTCATCTGACCAAAGCTCGGGGATAAACTCTTGAACAGAACCTGAACCGTTCGAGAGGTGATTAGTACCTAGTGCC